GCTGATATCCGACACGACTGCACTGGGGTACTGTTCCAGTAGTCCTGTCATTGGGTTGAAGTTGTAGGTCTGAACCAGCCACTGCTCTACCATCAACTGACCAATATCAGTATCGACATCTACATCCAGTAGTGTGACAGATTCCCCTTCAGCCGATGCCAGATAGCTTTCAACGGCGTCCTGTTGAATGCCGAACATCTCCAATTTGCCAGTCGGCAAACCATAGGTGTAGTAGTCACGTCCATAGCGCTGGATCTCACGCATCCTATTGGAGATGCCGCTGGTCAGGTTTACCTGGATGGTATTGACGATACCCTGCTCATTCAGGATAGCCTCCACAGTACTGTTCTTGACCGTGTTCGGAATATCCTGGATCAGGCGTGCAGTGTTGGCAGCAACACTGACAACCTTTTTACTACTGAATAATCCCATAGATTAAAAAAAGGGGGCTTACGCCCCCTCCTCCTTATCTGTGTTAGCTCGGCGTGACACCGATACCCTGCTTGGCTTTGTCCACGACCTTCTTGATTTCAGCATCCGCAATACCTGCACCTGCAGGTGAGATACCTTCATCCGTAGTACGTTGAACGCTCCACACGTCTACCATGAGCTTCGCCAGCTTTTGTTCTGCATCACGGGTAAAGCCATCGATCTGAGCCTGGTGGAGTTCTTTCTGTTTGCCGATGACACCTGCGACAGGCAGACCGTCTACGATGTCTTTGCGCTGGGCTTCCTCGTTCAGGGCACGCTGTTGCAATACCGCAATCTCGGCATCGAGCTTGGGCATCTCAGCCTCTACCTTAGCGATCTGAGCTTCTACCAAAGCTGTATCAGCTGCTAATTTCGCTTGTTGAGCTTCTACCAGCGCTTTTTCTGCTGCCAGTTTTTCCAGCTGAGCTTGTAACAGATCATCCTGTTGCTGAACCTGCAGGAAGCTGACGGCCTGCTGCATGACAGCTGTCAAGGCTCCCAGGTATACCTGAGCGTACTCAGACCCTTTGATCCGACCTGCCCGATATTCCTGTTCAAGATGCAGCTTGGTAGCCTGCATCAGCTGATCAAAAACACCGGTACCGGTTGCGGATACAGTGGTCAATTCATTGATTGTAGGCATCTACCAATCCTCAGTCGATTGCACGAGCCAGTGCCTGCTGACGGGCCAGTTCTTCCAGTTCTTCTTTGGTCAGCGGCGGCAGTACTTCTACGTTGAACTCGTTGATCAACTTACCTTTGCGGATTTTTTCACCACGCGGGCCTTTGACCCACTGGAATACCTGACATTTACGGTCGCGGATCTGCTTATAGATGATCTCGGGAACGTGCCAACCTTCATCCGCATTGAACGGAACGTACTTCTTGAAGGTACCCACAACGGAGTTGGATACAGTGAATACTTCGCCTTCCCAGGCTTTTTTGTTCGGGTTCATGCAAGACACCCGAATGCGTACCAGACGTGATGCTTCTTTCTTCAGTCGCTGACGGCGCTGTGCTTCTGTCTCTTCGCCTTTTTCTGCGGAGGCAGCTTCCTCTTTGCTGGCTTCAGTAGAAGCAGCCAGTCGCTCGTTGACGCGCTCACGCAGCGCTTCCAGGCCAATATTCGGGTGGAACTTGATACCCAGTTTCTCAGCTCGCTGTTTCAGCAGCTCAAGTTCATTGGTTTCCAGATTTTCTTCGCTCATATCAGTGTCTCTTTTTAACCAGGGTGAAAACCTGCGACGGTATAACGTAACACCCCTGATAAGCTCCCCGGCGAACCAGGGAGCCTATTGGGACTTACTTAGGGATTACATCGGGGCTGCAGTCTTGATCAGGGCCAGACGCTCCGGGCGGAGAATCATGGTGCCGTAGTACCACTTGATGGACATGAAGCCAGTCTCACCATACGGGTCGTTACGATCCGCAGTGGCTTCACCCGGCTTCTTGTGGGTGATCTTGAACTTAACGGTCTTGCCGTCAGTCTGGAAGCCAATGGTGGTGAAGGAACCATCACCAACAACCAGCATCGGGAAGACGTCGTACTTGTTACCGGTCTCATAGTGAGTGGATGTAGTAGACGCATCGGCACCTGCACCTTCCCACTTGAGCATTTCCGGCACCACCACGATACGGAAGACATCGATAGAACCGATCTCACCGTTCAGTACAGTACCGGCAGCGGCATAATGCTTCGCGTTGATGAAGGCCGGATTGCCGTGCAGGTCAGTCATACCCTTCAGCAGCGGAATCAGTTCAGAACCCACATACATGATGCGAGCGGCACTGATGACCTTGGTATCCACCATGCGAGTACCGGTGATAACACGGGTATGCTTCGGACAGCGGTTGTTATCCAGGTCAATGGCCAGACGCATCAGGTCGCCGTAGGTGACTTCACAGGTGTTGTCGATCTCAGAATTCTGAGTCGCTGAACCTGCATAACGAATCACACCGGCACCGTTGATCAGATCGATCTGCAGGGCGTCTTCAGTGATCTCGTGTGCAGCGTTGACCATCTCGCGGTTAACGTGCATCAGCAGTTCTGCGTCAGAATCGAAATCAACGGATTCCTGAGTGTACTCATCGAAGAAACCGAATTTCTCGATGGTGCCTTCGATCTCGATGCGCTTGAAACCAACGCGGTTTACACGACCACCGTTTTCGGACAGCACCGGCAGCTTACCGGTAATGGTACCGATATCCTTGCTGGATCCGTACAGGTTACCGTCCGCAATCACAGCACCAGACGCATCGATACCCTGGTCGTTGATATTGCGGTCATCCAGCAGCGGCAGGTAGTGGTACCGCTTGATGGTTTTACCGAAGTTTTTCGGCATGGCAGTTACATCTGCCAGCGGCATGAAGTACTGCTCTTTACGCGCTTCAATCAGCGCTTTCTTCTGGAAGTAAAAGTCGTTCAGCTGCGGGCCCACAGAAGAAGGGGTACCGCCAATCGGATCATTGTAAGTTCGGCTCATAGGACACTCCGCCTGTTATCAAAAATACTGCTTACTCAGTACCTTTTCGAACTCCTCATCGGACATGGAGAGAGGGTTAAAATCGGCACTGGGCTTAGCTGCCGGTTTACCTTTGGTAGCAGCAGCTGCTTTTTTGCGTTTGGCGACTTCAGGATCCGGTTTCTTCTCGGCGGGCTTTTTAATAATTGGCTTTTCAACCGGTGCCTGTGCAGGATTATTTGCCTGAGCCAGGAACAGTTCATCACCAATCATTTTGTATGCCTCGATGTCGGACATATTTCCGAGCTGACCGAGTACACGCCGCTTTTCCATTACCTGATTGATTTGCTCGAACAGTCCAGATTCGACCTGTGCATTGATCAAACGGATGATATGCGGGTTATTTACCAATACCTGACGGCTGGCGTCATCCCACTTATTGCTAATGATGTCGATGGTTTGGCTGTATGCGGGAGTGTCCTGAATTTCTTCGAGCACCGCATCCAGTTCAATCTCTTTATCATTCGCAGTGTAAGTATTGGGCTTATAGTCAGCTTCGCCATCTACATCTACGTCCAGCGGATCAATACCGCTGTCACGAATTAGTTTGCTGATTGCGTCCGGATTTTTCTTTCCCAGATCAATCAGGAAATTAATCTTGTCTTCGTCCAGCAGATCGTTACTTTCCAGCGCTTTAAGGATTTTCAGGCTGGGTTTAAGCGCGGCCATTTTCTTGTTGTAGTTCGCGCCCATTTGCATCAGCTGGATGGCTTCATCGACAGAATCGACTTTGATCTCTTTACCGTTGGCTTTGAACGGAGCCAGGATGCGTTCGTACTCAGCTTTGTAATCGACGGCAGAAGTCGCTTCAGTTTCTGTAGCGTCCTCTTCCTCCTCCTCGTCGGTTACATCTGCGTCAGTAGTCTCAGCTTCATTAGCTGAATCTGCGGACTCTCCATCATCGTCATCCGTATCACTGTCACCATCTGCATCATCCAGAACAGTGTCATCATCAGCGACATCCTCCTCTTCTGACGGATCGTTCTCTTCGTCATCGAGGGTATCCGGGTCGTTCTCGGCAGATACTGCGGAGCCTTCAACGTCCGGCTCTTCGGATGCAAACGGAAGCTCCATTTGCATCACTTCTTCGTCGGACAGCTCCAGAACATTGTTCAGGTCGCTCCGACTCATTCAGCAGCTCCTTCTTCGGCCAGCAGCTCTTCACGAGTGCGCTCATCTTCTTCCAGCGCTTTTTCTGCCATACGACCCAGGTGCATCTGTGTGCTCAGGTACTGACGCAGCACGCCGATTGCGTCGATCTGCTTGATGATTTCTTTCTGGTCAGCTTCACCCTGCATGGACGGGTCTGCTTTCAGGAAAACCAGTCGCTGAGCTTCTTTTTCGAAGTAGCCTTCAGTGAATACTGCTTTGAAGTCACGGTTGCGGGTCAGGCGCTCAACTGATGTTTTCAGTGCAATAGCTTTCTTAGCGTGTTCAATGCTCAGTTCGATGGTTTCCAGATCGTGGTTTTCCATAGCTATTTCCTTAATTGTCCTCCCCCTTTCGGGGCGAGATAAGTTAATGTCCATCAGGACGGTTTATTGGATGATTGCTCTTGAGCGCGTAAGCCATACTCAATCAGTTTGGTTTTTGCCTGAGCACGGCTTTGCTCATTCAGTTTTTGCAGATCACGTTCCTGCTTAACGCCGGACTCCTGTTCCACAAAATCCAAATTCTTGAGATCGGTATCGCTCTGCAGGTTTTCTGCCTTGGCCCGTTCAGTTTCCACCTTGGCTTGATCCAGCATGGAATCAGTACCCAGGTTCCGAATTCGTGCCTGAATCTCGGCAATTTCAGTCTGCAGTTTTTGAATTTCCAACTGACGCTGCATTTCCAGCATCGGATCTGGCTGCGGTTCAAACGACTCAATGCGCTTAGCCAGTTCAGGCATTTTGCGAAGACGGGCAATATCCGCCAGAATCATCCGACTCATGGACGGATCCATATTGTTACCCATCGTTTGCAGCATAAAGGCCAGTTCCTGAGCTTTCTGGTTATCCTCTTCTGCAGTGGAAATCGTCAGTTCCAGATCAAAATTACCGGCTAAGTCATCACGATTAACGGTGACAAACTCTTCGTTGGTAATTCGGACGACTTCCTCTTCAGACAGAAACTCAGCATTCATCGCAATAAACTTGCGACCGATCTGAATAATGCCGTCCGCCAGACGACGCAGAATATGCAGCTCACGCTTGGATGCAGCGTCTAACGCACCACGGATACCGGTTGCGGTATCGCCTAATGCCTGCCCGGATATACCAGAATGGAATGCTTTAACCCCGGTCAGGGATTCCGCTTCAGCATTCTGAAGCTGCAGCATGATCTGTGCAGATGCCGGAATTTCCGGGTAGGTGTGCATATAGATTGCATTACGCGGATCCGGAATATTGGCGTTGAACTCGTAGTCTTCGCCTCGGAGGAATTTCCGCTTGTTGGTCAGATCCAGTGCATCTTTACGGATACCGGTCTG